AAGTATTTAGTAGGTAACTTCGGAATGGGTACGCAATTATGGGTACGTGATAACGTAGGTGTAGAATTCTTTAAAGAAGACGGCACTAACGTACGCGACGGTTTTGTAACTGTAAGAGTACAGGAACGCGTAGCGCTTACTAACTATCTACCTAACGCCTTTGTAACTGGCGACTTTAGCGTAGACAAAGCAGCCTTAGAAACTGCCTAGTAGTATAACGCTATACACTAAACAAAACCCTGGCTAACCGCTGGGGTTTTTTTATACCCTGTAAAAAAGTTTAAGAATTATTTGCATAGTTTAATATTAGTTTGTAGTTTAGCCAAACAAATTAAAAATAAACATTATGAAATTAAAAATTAAAAAAATAGGTAAAGACCTAATAGGACTAAACAAGTTAGGGCATACTTTTAAGCTAAATGGTAATGGCGTATGGGTTCAAATAACTAATAAAGAACTTTTTAAATTATCTTAATTATGAAACGGAAAATCGAAAACTTTATTTTTGACTGTATTATATACGTGGCGGCTTTTGGACTAGTATGCACGTTTTGCCAACTATGCGCGCACGCTGACAAATGGGTAGGGCTATGAAGTATATAAAGCCAATACTAGGCTGGGGTTTATTAGCGCTGGGTATGCGCGACCTAGCTATATACGACGACCTTATAGGTCTTATGTTTATGTTTATTTTAGGAATAAGTGTATTAAGTTATGACAAAAAATAGTATATTACAGGAATTTAAAAACCTGGTAGACCAGGACAGTTTTAATAAGCTGCCAACAACCCAGAAAATACTGGTAATACAAAAGCTTACAGAAGCTAGTAACGTAATGCGTCGCTACACTGGCGCTAAATAGTGTAGATTTATTCATAATTATTTTTTGATTGTTGAAAACCCTAGCCAACTGCTGGGGTTTTTTTTGTAGTTTAGTGTAAGCAACTTAAAACAAAGTGGACCGAAACCAGCTAGGCTGCTTAGCAGAATATAAATTTAGCGTAAAAGCCATACAGGAAGGTTTTAACGTATCTATGCCTTTGCTAGATAGTAGCCCTTACGACTGTATTATAGAACGCGATTTAAAGCTATATAAGATACAAGTAAAGAACGTAAGCGCCGAACGTAAATTTAACCGCGATAGTATTCATATAGTACTAAGGCGTACTACAGACTTCTACACAAAAGACGAAGTAGATTTTTTCGCTATCTACTTTACAGTACTAGACGGCTTTTTTATTATACCTAATTATCAACAAAGAAGCGTTAGGTTATCAATGCAAGGGAAGTATAAAGACAATTTTAATAACTTTGCCCTAATAGATTTATAATTTTCTGTTTTTTTCATTTGTTTCTATAAGGGCGCTACTGTAAAAAGTGGCGCTTTTTTTTTCGTATTTTTACAGAAATTATTTTTAAGATGCGTCAAATAAAAATTAACAGCACTACAGGAACCGAACTACTAACAGCTAGCGACGTTAAAAACTACGTTAGAATAGACACTAGCGCCGACGATAGTTTAATTACTAGAATGATAACCCAGGCGCGCGAATGGTGCGAAAACTACATAAGCCGCGATATAGTAGCAAAAAACAGAACGTACTACCTAAGCCAAACAGAAGCGCTAATAGATATACCCTTTGGTCCTATAGCTAGTATAAGTACAGTAACTGCCGAAGGTAATACAGCTGCACATACTGTAAAAGGCCTGGATAACGAACGTATAGAACTAGACGGCGGTAGCGCTAAAGATGTTAAAATAACTTACGTAACTGCTGGGCTTAGCGACGATCTTATAAAGAACGCTATGCTACAATTCATAAGCACGCTATACGATAACCGCAGCGACTATAAAACAGGAACTATAGTACAGGACGTACCAACAGAAACTAAGGCGCTTTTAACTAGCTATAAAACAATGTTTGTATAATGGACGCTGGCAAACTAGATACACAAATAGCCGTAGTAAGGCTAACTAAAACAGCCGACGAGTTTGGCGGCTTTACTTCTACCGAAGCTACTGTAGCTACCTACTGGGCTAGTTTAACGTATATAGACGGTAATATAAAAAGCGAAAACGGACAGCGCCAGCACTTTGTAGGAATAGAACTAGTAATGCGTAAAAAAACTGTAGACGAAATACAAGACCAGGACCTACTACAAATAGAAGGCGCTGGACCTAAGTACAGAATTAACAGTATAGTAGAACACGAACAGGACTTTTATACTACGCTAACAGCTACTAAAATAGACTAATGAACGCAAAGATAAACCCTAACGACCTGGCTATATTAGACAAAAAGCTAAAGCAGCTTAAAAGGTTTTCGCGCCAGGAACTTAGTACCGAAATAGGTAAAACGGCTGCCGATATATTAAGACGTAGTATTAAACGCGTACCTGTAGACAAAGGCAAGTTAAAGCAGTCTGCATATACAGCTAATAAAGGTAACACCGCAGAAGTAGGGTATAACAAAAAGTACGCGCCTTATCAAGAGTTTGGGACTGGTAGGTATATAGATACTAAAGACGCTAAAGCTTTAGGTTTTAGTGATAGTGAAATAAAACAACTATTTAAAGGCGAAGGTAAGCGCCAAGTAAACATACAGCCGCAACCGTATTTTTTTCCTAGCGTACGCGAAGGTCTTAAAGGTTTAATGGATAGGCTAGACGAAAAACTAAAAAAATATATATAAATGCGAGAAGTAATACATAGAGTACGTAAAGCCCTACTGGATAAATTAAACGGTAACGTAACCCTACGCGGCGCTACTGTACCTATATTTAATAGACTACCTAGCAGCGCTACATACCCTTTAATACGCATATACAGCGTTTCTAACGACGAAATAGACCAAAACCGTACTAGTTATATAACAGAAACTATAACGCGCTTAGAAGTTATTACACGCTTTAGCGGCGATAGTGGCGGCGAACTAGATAGTAATTTAATAACAGACGCTATACTGCAAATAGTTAGAACCAGAAGCGACGACTATATAGACTTAGAAGCAGAAGGTTTTAAAGTATTTACTAGTACTGTAGCTGGTATAAACTATCTAACAGAAGACAGCGACGACTTTACATACTTTAGAACTATTATAGAATTAAGCAACAGAATAGAACAAATACCGCCTACAGGTGGACTACAGGCAGAACTACAAAGCGAACTACAAACATAAATACAGCAATATGGCTAAAATTACTTTTACAAACAAAACCGACAACAGCACTAGCGCACTAGCAGAAATATACAAAGTAACTGCTGCTAACGTAAATGAAATAAAAACAAGCGTAAACGCCATATACGACACTTTAGGCGGTTTTGCTTTTTATGAAGACACCGCTACGACAGCTACACCTATTAACCTAACAGCTGACACTTGGACGGACCTAACAAACGATAAGGCTGGAAGCGGTACGCTAACTACCCATAAGCCTAGCTATGTTACTGGCGATCTTTGGGACAGCGCCACTAATACTATAGACCTAAGCGAACTACCAGTAGGAACTGTAGTACTAGTACGTAACGACTACGATATTACTACAGGCAGCGCTAACACTAGAATGGATAGCCGCCTATACTTCCCAGATAATAATAAAAGCGTAGAATTTTCGCACGATACAATAGCTAGTAGCGGTACAGAAGTAAGGTATAGCCGTACTACCCAGTTTTTCGTAACCGACGCTATAAAAACTAGTGGCGTTAAAATACAAGTTAAAGTAGATAAGTCAGGCGCTACAGCTAGAGTAGAAGACTTTCAAATAACTGTACTAAGTTTTTAAATTTTTTATCTTTGCACAATGGAAGTACAAGACTTTAAACTTTACGCTATGAATTTAGGCGCTTTTGCCCTATCATTAACAGAATTAGAACTGCTTTTAAAAATCGCACTTTTACTAACCACTATAGGCTACACCGTTTATAAATGGCACGAACTGTATAAGCGTAATAAGAAATAAATGAAGTACTTTACTATAGCCGAATTCGACAGCCCAGACGAACCAGGCAGCGGTGTAAATATGCACCAAGACCTACTAGAACTACTAGACGAAATGCGCGCTATTTACGGTAAACCTATAGCTATTACAAGCGGCTACAGGACGCTAGCACATAACGCAAGCCTAGGTAAAAATGCGTCTAAAAACAGCAGCCACCTAAAAGGCTTAGCTGTAGATATAGGAATAGAAAACAGTAACCAACGCTACGAAATAATACGTATAGCTATGCTTTTAGGAATTAAGCGTATAGGAACTGGCAAAGGTTTTGTACATATTGATATAGATGATAGTAAGACGTCTAATGTAAACTGGGTATACTAATGAAAACACTACTAGCTAAACTTTTAGGACTTAATAGCGGCGGCAGTAGCGCCCTAGGTAGTTTTGCTAAAGACCTACGCGAAGCTATAAAAGGCAAAGAAATAGATCCAGCAAAAGCGCTAGAACTAATAAAGGTACAGAACGAAGTAAACAAAATAGAAGCCCAGCACCGCAGTATATTTGTAGCTGGCTGGCGTCCCTTTATAGGCTGGGTTTGCGGTGTAGCTTTATTATATAACTTTATTCTACGCGATATTATAGCCTGGGTTTGCCCAGAACAAATACCGCCAGCTTTACAAATGGACCACTTAATAACAATACTACTAGGAATGTTAGGGCTAGGTGGACTTCGTACATACGAAAAACTAAAAGACAAAACTAAGTAATGGCTAAACTACCGCAGTTTATATTTAGGGCTAACGGCAAAAAGAAACGCCCAGGCAAACATAGTAAGAACGCAAGCCCAGGGCAAAAGGGTTATAAAAAGGCTAGACGCGGTCAAGGTAAGCGCCGATAGTATTTTTTGTAAATTTGTAAAAATTACTATAAATGGCTTTAAAAGATAACGCAAGCCTGGCACTTATACCAGCAGCATATAAGACTAGCAAAATATATAGCGCTATACCTACAGACGGCGACGGCGATTTTACCTTTACTAGAAGCGGTAACGCCACTAGAGTAAACAAAGCTGGACTAGTAGAAACTATGGGTGCTAACATAGGAAGGTTAAACTACGATTTAACTAATGGTACACCAGCTAGCTGTCCTAGTTTACTTTTAGAGCCTTCTAGACAAAATAAAGTTTTTCCAAATAATTCTTTAACAGGTTACTCAACAATAGGTGTAACAACATCAAACAACCAAACAACAGCACCTAATGGAGCAAATGAAGGTGCAGAAGTACAAGCAACCACATCAGGAACTGCTGTTGTGTTCAAAGGGTTTATTGGAACATCAGGTGTAACGCACAATATATCTGCATTTATAAAGGCAGGAACGCACAATCAAGTTAGATTGCAAGAAGGTTTTTCGGCATCAAATATAGATGTAAATTTATCAAATGGCAATATAATTGCAAACTCAAATTCATCAAACTTAAAGGTTGAGGAATACCCGAATAATTGGTATAGAGTTTCTTTTAATTTCACATCATCAGGAACAAATTTACAATTTGCTTTATATTTTAATGGGAGTTATTCATCTGGCGAAAATGTCTATTTATATGGTGGGCAAATTGAAGAAGGAGCGTATAGTACAAGTATAATACCAACAAGCGGTTTAGCAGTTACAAGGACAGCAGATACTGCTAAAATAGATAATTTTTCTAACGCGCCTACCGACTACCCTTTTACTATATTTTGTGATTTTGATTTAGTAAAGACAGGTCAAAAGTCTTTTATGTTCAGTTTTCTATGGTTAGCATCTTCAAGTAATTACTTTACGGTTGGATATAATGTAGATGGTGCAGGAAACTTTTTTAAGTTTGAAAACAGGGCGCAAGGTTCAGTGGAAGGTGTTAAGACTACAAGTACTTATACAGAAGGTAGATATAAATTAGCTATAAAGTTTGTTTCATCTACAAATTTCAAAGCATTTATTGATGGTGTTGAGGTTGCAGACCACACTCATACAGCTATATCTTTTAATTCTGCTATAAGTGATTTTCTGTTGGGTCAATTAAGAGTTTCAGGAGATACAGGGGATAGAACACCTATACATCAATTTATGCTATTTAACGAAGCACTATCAGACAGCGAATTACAAGCATTAACTACTTAAAAAAAATAAATTTATATTAACTAACTTTGTAAAAATTAAATATTATGTCAGATCTATATTATACAGGTGAATTTCAAAGGCTTTCTTTTGGCGACAAAGGTTTACGTGTTGTTTCAAGCGGTTCAACTACCACAACAGGCGAAAATTTTTGTGCTATACAAGCGCTAGAAGGTTCAACGATTAGCTGCGATATTGATACAATTGGTGGCGATACTTCCATAACTTCTTTATTGCTAAGCACAGGTCAAGTTATTTATGGCAACTTTAATGATATAACTGTATCTAGTGGTAAAATCGTTGCTTATTTAAGATAATGTTAGGGTTATATAATAACTTATCGACAGGCGGCCCAAATGAATTAGACTTCGTGCAGATAGCTATAAATGCTTTAATTGCACGTAGCACTTATTCTGAAAATATAGCTGTTACTGAACAAATTTTATACGCTTTAGACAAATGACATTATTAGATAAAACAAGTATAGTTTTAACACCTACTGCATATTCAGATGGTAGCTTAAATACTGTTATACCAACTGATGGTAATGCAGACTTTGACTTTACAAGAGGTTCAAGTGCTACAAGAGTAAACGAGCAAGGGCTTATAGAAAGTATTGCAAGTAACTTACCAAGAATAGATTATACATCAGGGTTTGGTAGTTTGTTATTAGAGCCACAGTCTACAAACTTAATTACTTATAGTGAAGATTTTAGTCAATGGACTGCGGTTAGTGGTGCGGTTGTTACAGATAATTTTGCAATATCGCCTGATGGTGCGCAAAATGCAGCTAAAGTTGTTTATGATGGTACATTATTAGGTAGATTAGAAATAAGCACAGGTGCAAGTGGAACTAACACACAAAGTATCTACTTAAAAACAGCATCAGGAACGCAAGCTGTTAGTATTGGCGCTTCATCTTCTGATTTAACAGAGGTTACTGTAACAAGCCAATGGCAAAGATTTACACACACAGGTTTAGGAAGTACACCAAGAGTTTTATGTAATGATGCAGCTACTATTTACGTATGGGCAGCGCAACTTGAAGCAGATTACCCAACTTCCTACATACCAACAAACGGTTCAACGGTAACTCGCTCTGCTGATGTAGCCAACAATAGCGGTAATGCTGACTTAATAAACTCAACAGAAGGGGTTTTGTATTTTGAGGGTAGTGCTTTAGATACAACAAATGATTTTGAGTTTGGGTTATATGGCGATAGTATTGCTGAACAATGCAGAATGGTATTTCAGAATGGTATAGTTAGAGCGCAATTATATAACGGTGCTTATCAAACACTTATGAGTTACACTTTTGACTTAACAAATAATTCAAAGATAGCTTTTAAGTTTAAAGAAAATGATTTTGCTCTATGGATAAATGGAACAGAAGTAGTATCTGACAATTTAGGGACAACGTTTTCAGTAGATACTTTAGAGAAATTAAATTTAGCTAATGTTGGTGGCACAGTTAAAAGAATGACCGCAAACGTTAAATGCGTAGCAGTATTTAAAGAAGCATTAACAGATGTAGAATTACAACAATTAACAAGTTAATTATGAAATATATATTTAAGAAATATGAATTCGAAAGCCAA